TTCTAATGTTAAACAGCTTTGCTCCACTGATGAAATTTATGCAGAAAAGAAATATAAAGACCCATTCAGCTATATCCCAAGCCATACATTGGTGCTTTATACCAATCACCTACCAAAGGTTGGGGCAATTGATAAAGGTACATGGCGAAGGTTGATTGTTATTCCTTTTGCAGCAAAGATTGAAGGCAAAGAAGATATAAAGAATTATGCTGACTACCTTTTCGAAAATGCTGGTGGTGCGATACTTACCTGGATTATTGAAGGGGCAGAAAAAGCTATAAAGGATGCATATAGAATTGAATCCCCTCAGAAAGTTAAAGATGCAATTAAGGTCTATAAGGAAAATAATGACTGGCTTTCACATTTTCTTGTGGAATGTTGTGAGATTGACGAAACATATACGTCAAAATCTGGAGAGGTATACAGCGAATATCGTGCGTTCTGCATTCGCACCGGAGAATATGCAAGAAGTACAACTGACTTTTATACGGCTCTTGATGCGACTGGATTAGAAAGACAAAAAACAAGGATGGGGATTATTGTAAAAGGACTAAGACTAAAGACAGAGTTCTTGAAATAAGGCAATCTTCGTTAAATGTGAAGGTCGGAGCAGGTCATATTATAAACCTCTCTTAAGGCTTAAAAAAATAGACTATATATAAGTTATAGAAATAGCCTTCACAGACCTGCACACTACATTTATCACTGACGAAAAGGAGGCAAGAAATGCTTGAAAAATATATAGAACAAAAGCTCATAACACAAGTAAAAAAATTGGATGGTATTTGTCCTAAATTCACATCCCCCGGATTCGATGGAGTACCAGACAGATTGGTGCTGTTACCAAATGGGAAGATGGCATTTGTAGAATTAAAGGTACCCGGGAAAAAACTAAGGCCGCTGCAGGTTAGAAGAATAAAACAACTACAGAAATTAGGATTTGCCTGTTATGTGGTTGATAGCATAGAAATGATAAGCATTATACTTAATCAGATTGGAGGTGATGCCTAATGAAGTTCATACCACACAACTATCAAGAATTTGCAATAGACCATATTTTAAATCATTCAGTTGCAGCCTTGTTTTTGGATATGGGCTTGGGTTGATAAAACAGTAATTACTTTATCCGCCATTTTCGATTTATGTCTTGATAGCTTTGAAATAGGAAAGGTTCTGGTTATTGCCCCTTTAAGAGTTGCTAAAAATACATGGCCTGCAGAGATAAATAAATGGGATCACCTTAAGGGACTTAGCTATTCAGTGGCAATAGGTACAGAGCAGGAGCGGTTAGCAGCACTTAAAAAACCTGCAAGTATTTATATTATAAACAGAGAAAACGTAGACTGGTTAGTAAACAAAAGTGATATTTCCTTTACCTTTGACATGATAATTGTTGATGAACTTTCATCCTTTAAGTCTTACAGTGCAAAGAGGTTCAAAAGCTTACTAAAAGTCAGACCACGTGTAAAACGTGTTGTGGGTCTTACGGGCACACCATCAAGTAATGGATTGATGGATTTATGGGCAGAGTTTCGTATTCTTGACATGGGTGAAAGACTCGGCAGATATATAACTCACTACCGTAGTTGCTTCTTTACCCCGGACAAACGAAATCAGCAGATGGTATTTTCATATAAACCTTTACATGGTGCTGAAGATGCAATATATAGGCTTATTTCTGACATTACCATCTCAATGAAGTCAGTAGATTTTCTGAAAATGCCGGAATGTGTTATTAATGAAGTACCTGTGTATCTAAATGAAAAAGAGCAGTCTTTATATGAAGGTTTTCGTGAAGAAATGTTGCTTGAACTTGGTGATGAGGAGATAGATGCTATGAATGCTGCTGTCCTTTCAGGTAAACTTCTACAGATGGCAAACGGAGCTATTTATGATGAAAATAAAACTGTCCATTTTATCCATGACCGAAAGCTTGATGCTCTTGAAGATTTAATAGAAGGAGCAAACGGAAAACCTGTCTTGATAGCTTATTGGTATAATCACGATTTGGAGCGAATTAAGGCAAGATTCAAAGTTCGAGAAATAAAGACATCAAAGGATATCATAACTTGGAACAGCGGCGAAATACCTGTTGCTATCATTCATCCTGCATCTGCAGGACACGGTTTAAATCTACAATCCGGTGGCTCAACACTTGTATGGTTTGGACTTACATGGAGCTTAGAACTTTATCAGCAAACTAATGCAAGGCTCTGGAGGCAAGGTCAACGTGAAACAGTGGTTATACATCATATCATTACAAAAGGAACCATTGATGTGCGTGTGATGAAAGTTTTAAAAAATAAAGATAAAACACAATCTGCATTAATTGAAGCAGTAAAAGCAAATTTAAAGGAGGCACATTATGAGTAATAACTGTTTTGCATACGGAAACAAGGGTTGTAGAATTCTCAAAGAAAAACAATGTAACATCAACACATGTTCCTTTTATAAAACTAAGGATGAACAAGAAAAAAGTATTAACAAAGCATTCAAACGCATTTCGTCCTTAGATACAAAGATTCAAAGAAATATTGCAGATATTTATTTTGAAGGCAACTATCCTTGGTTGGAAGTGTGATACCTATGAATATTAAAGTATACCTAAGCCAAGCTTACCGCATTGACCAAAGAATAAACTCAAAACTTGAACAGGTGCACTCATTACGTGAACTTGCCTCTAAAGCTACAGCCACACTCAGTGATGATAGAATTAAGGAAACAAGGAACTTTCAGCGAATGGAAGATATTATTTGTAAAATCATAGACTTGGAATCAGAAATCAATTCTGATATTGATAGGTTAGTTGATTTAAAATTTGAGATTGTTAAAGTGATAAAATCTATCCCAAATACTGAACATCAGACAATACTTGAACTCCGCTATTTATGTTTTAAGACTTGGGAACAGATAGCTGTTGATATGAACTACAGCATACACCATTTATATAAAATGCATAATTGTGCGTTGAATGTTTGTGATAAGATTTTAAAACATGATACCTAAAGATATAGAATGATACCTTTGTCTTATGATAATATTATAATAGCAGAACAATATTCAAAAGCCTTTGTGGGAGAAAAACCTACAAGGGCTTTAGTTATACCCAAAAGGAGGTAACAAGATGCCATACAAGCCAAAGCGTCCCTGTGCTTATCCTGGCTGCGGTCGTCTTGCTGCAAGCGAGCAATACTGTGCTGAACATAAGAAACAGATGGATAAACAATATAACCAACATCAAAGAGACCCTGCTTCAAACAAACGATACGGTCGTTCCTGGAAAAGAATCCGTGACCGCTACATAAAGGCACACCCACTTTGTGAGGAGTGCGAAAAAGAAGGAAGACTAAGCGCTGCCGAAGAAGTACATCACATCCTTCCTCTATCAAAAGGCGGAGGCAATAACCAAGAGAACCTAATGTCTCTTTGCAAGTCATGTCACTCATCTATAACTGCAAGAGACGGTGACCGGTGGGGGTAATCAAATCTCTAAAACTTTTTGAAAAGGACAGCGGCGTGGGGTCGCGTGTTAAAAAACGCAGTTTCAAACAAGGGAATAGCCCAATCTCAGCAAAGTGAGGTGAACATATGGCGAAAGACGGTACAAATCGTGGTGGTGCTCGTGTAGGTGCAGGTGCAAAAAAGAAACCACTGGCAGATAAAATAACAGAGGGAAATCCCGGAGGCAGAAAGCTAACAGTTATAGAATTCAAGGATACAGCAGACTTAAAAGGTCTTGAAATGCCAGAGCCAAATAAAATGCTCGAAGCTATACAAAAGGACGGAAAAACACTTGTTGCAAGTGATATATATAAAACCACATGGAAATGGCTGAATGGACGCGGATGTTCTGCTCTCGTATCCCCTCAGCTTTTAGAACGCTATGCTATGAGTGTAGCCAGGTGGATTCAATGTGAAGAAGCAGTAACTGAATATGGTTTCTTGGCAAAGCATCCTACAACAGGTAATGCTATCCAAAGTCCATATGTTGCCATGGGTCAAAATTATATGAATCAAACAAACCGTCTGTGGATGGAAATCTTTCAGATTGTCAAAGAAAACTGCACAGGTGAATATACTGGAGCTAGTCCTCAAGACGATGTAATGGAGAGATTGTTAAAAGCGAGGAAAGGAAAATAATAGGCAACTGATTAAACAGCTGCCCTAATTGTATTATTTTAAATTCACATACCCAAAATGATACTGACTGTTACTAATAACTTGTTGTAGATCAGCTCCAGTTGAAGTTACTTCAAAAAGCCTTGCTGTAAGAATATTTTCTTCTTGGATGTCTTTTATCTTAATCCATATTCTAGCATTTTCTCCGTGCCAAAGAGAAGGATAATCATTTGAATGTAAAGTTTCAGGTTGTTTAAATGAGATTATTTCCATAACATCAGCCTTATATGCTATATCATTTTTACCACCAGCTTTTTCACCTATAGCAAAAAGTAAGGTCACTTTTTTTCCTGAGCTTATAGCTTTATTGTATTCTGCAACACGCTTTTGTGACATTCCATAATATAGAGCCTGAGTCGAAAACCAGGTATAACCACGAATTGCTTCATCGGATATATAAGCTTGCATGGTTTCGTGACCATCGTACTCATTACCTTGATTATCATAAGAAAAACTTAACTTTATAAATATAAATAGTTCTTCGGATTCAAGAGATGAATCACTGTCTCTGTCGGATAGCATTTGTTTAACAGATTCGATGTTAAGGTATTTTCTTTTTAGTTCCATGTATAAATCTTCATCTTTAGCAAGCATATACATCTCAAGCATATCGTTTAAAGCTACTGTTTTTTGTACCTCCTTAATAGATACAAAGTCATCAAACATTTGTTGAACTGTTTCATGTGCATTGATTGTCATATAATTTTTACGTGGCATATATATTCCTCCCTTATTTGTACTACCGTACCGATTGACTAAATTAATTGTACTACCGTTCCGTTCGATTGTCAATAGGGAGTTTAAAATAATTTTAAATAATTTTTGATTGGAGATATAAAAATGAACAAAAGTTACAAAACAGCTGAAAGTGTCTGCATGGGGCACCCTGATAAATTATGTGACCTTATTGCAGATAAAATATTAGATTCATGTCTACGAAAAGACAGAGCTTCCCGTGTAGCCTGTGAAGTCATGGCTACCAAAGGTAAAATTATCGTAGCGGGCGAAATCACCTGCAATGGTAAAGTTGACATTAGAAATATAGTAAAAAATACACTTCGTGAAGTTGGTTATAACCCTTGGAATTTTGCGGTATTTGTTTTTGTACATCATCAAAGTAAAGATATTGCAGCTGGAGTTAATACAGCTTTAGAAGTTAGAAACGGAATTAATGACCCTTTTGGGTTTATTGGTGCAGGAGACCAAGGAACAGTTTATGGCTATGCTACTGATGAAACCCGTGAGATGATTCCTCTACCTCTTGTACTCTCTCATCGTATTGTTAAAAGAGTTGATGATTGTCGCAAAGGAAAGCTCATAAAAGGAATACAACCTGATGGCAAAGCACAAGTTACTATTGAATATGAAAATGAAAAACCCATAAGAGTAAAAACCATTGTAGTTTCAGTACAGCATGATAAGTATAAAACACATAAGGAACTTGAAGCTGATATTCTAAATAATGTACTTTTCTCTTGCTTTGAGGATTTCCCTTTTGATGATGATACAGAAATTTATATAAACCCTTCCGGAAGATTTGTTGAAGGCGGTCCTGCAGCTGACACCGGCTTAACTGGCAGAAAAATAATGGTTGATACCTATGGAGGACTTACATCACATGGTGGAGGTGCTCTTTGCGGTAAAGACCCTACTAAAGTTGACCGAAGCGGTGTATACATGGCTCGATATATAGCAAAACATATCGTATGGTGTGGTTATTCAAAGAAATGTGAAGTTAGCATCTCCTATGCCATTGGTAAGGCAAATCCTGTAGCTTTTAATTTAAATACATTTGAAACAGGAAAAGTTTCTGTTGAAGTTTTGACCCTTGCTGCTCAAGAAGTTTTTAATCTAAAGCCTGCTGCAATTATAGAAAAGCTTTGTCTTAGAAATGTAATTTATTCAGATACTGCTAAATATGGACACTTTAACAGCTTCTTGTTTCCCTGGGAGGATGTTAATAAATACAATGAATTGAAAAAGGCGGTTGAAAAGTATGCTGATTGAAAAGATTAAAACTGACCTCTTAATTCCTGCAGATTACAATCCTCGTAAAGATTTAAAACCCGGTGACCCGGAATACGAAAAGCTAAAACGCTCCTTAGAGGAATTTGGATATGTAGAACCCGTTATATGGAATAAAACTACAGGCAGGGTTATTGGGGGTCATCAGCGCTTGAAAATCCTGCTTAGTAGGGGCATGGATGAGATAGAATGTGTTGTTGTTGAAATGAACGAAGAAAAAGAAAAAGCTCTGAACATCGCTCTTAATAAAATAAGCGGTGATTGGGATAAAGATAAACTTGCACTTCTCATCACCGATTTAAACGCTTCAGATTTTGATGTATCTTTTACGGGTTTTGACCCGAAAGAATTAGATGACCTTTTTAAGGATTCTCTTAAAGATAAAATAAAAGAAGATGATTTTGATGTTGACAGCGAGCTTATAAAGCCCGCTGTTTCTCATTTAGGAGATGTTTGGTTACTTGGAAGGCATCGACTGGCCTGCGGAGACAGTACAAAAAAAGACACATTCGATGTATTGATGGATGGAAAAGCTGCAAACCTTGTAGTAACCGACCCTCCATACAATGTGAACTATGAAGGGACTGCAGGAAAAATTAAAAATGATTATATGGATAACGAAGCGTTCTATAACTTTCTGCTTGCGGCATTTACTAATACCGAAGCGGCTATGGCAAAGGATGCTTCTATTTATGTGTTTCATGCTGATACGGAAGGTTTAAATTTCAGAAAAGCATTCTCTGAAGCAGGGTTTTATCTTTCTGGCACTTGTATTTGGAAAAAGCAATCTCTAGTTCTTGGTCGATCCCCATATCAATGGCAGCATGAACCCGTCCTCTTTGGATGGAAAAAGAAAGGTAAGCATCTCTGGTATTCCGACCGCAAGCAGACAACAATCTGGGAATTTGAGAAACCGAGGAAAAACGGTGACCATCCAACAATGAAACCTGTGGCTTTAGTAGCATACCCCATATTAAATTCAAGCCTAACTAATTGTATCATACTTGACCCCTTCGGAGGTTCCGGGAGTACGCTCATTGCATGTGAGCAAACAGATAGAATTTGCTACACAATTGAACTTGATGAAAAGTACTGTGATGTTATTGTTAAAAGGTATGTTGAGCAAATCGGAAACTCAAATGTTGTATTTCTTTTAAGAAATGGTGCGAAATACAGATATTGTGACTTGCCGGAGGTGAATGCAGATGAGTAAACTAACACTCGGTTCACTTTTTGATGGCAGTGGAGGTTTTCCTTTGGGTGCTCTGCTCTGTGGCATCGAACCTTTATGGGTATCTGAAATCGAACCGTTCCCAATAAGAGTTACAACTAAGCGTATCCCGCAAATGAAACATTACGGGGATATAAACAATCTATATGGAGCAGAACTTCC